GGGACATTCTCCAGCACAAGCCACCGAGGTCGTCGCTGCTCCACAAGGTCAAGGAAGGTGAAGGCGAGGCTGGATCGCTTGCCTGCAAATCCTGCGCGCTTGCCAGCGACGCTGAGGTCTTGGCAAGGGAATCCTCCTGACCAGATGTCTGCCTCTGGGATGTCATTAGCGTCCACCTCCGTGATGCTTCCCAGATTCGGAGCGTCTGGGAATCGCTCTGCCAGTACCGCGCAGGCGTATGGGTCAATCTCGCTGACGCTGACCGTCTCAATGCCAGCACGCTCAAAGCCGAGGTCAAGACCGCCGACTCCGCTGAAGAATGACGCGTGCTTCACTTGCCCTCCTTCTTCTTGCGATCTTTTTTCGCAAACCCTTCGCCCTTGTAAACCACCGCCGCCGGTGAGTAGACCATCCGCATCCAGCGGCCGCACTTCTCGCAGCGCGGGTTGTAGACGTTCAGGATTGAGTGCGTGTGTTCCTCCCGATGCCCGCAGTCGCCGCAGCGGTACTCGTAAACTGGCATTAGCCAAGCACCACGAAGACGATTACCAGAAGCGCCGCTCCGAGGATGCCAATGGCAATGTCAAGTTGCTGATCGCTGCGCTTCTGCTCATCCAGCAGCGTCGTGCGGATTGCCATTCGCTTGTAGACCAGTGGCTGCGTCTTTCGGTTCAGCCTCATCGCATTGACCCCAGTGCCAAGAGCAGCACCATCGCTGCGATGAACGATGCGACTGCGAGTGAGTCCAGAATAAATGTCCTCATTAGCGCACCGCCTTGCTAGCGTCGTCGCAGGGGATGCAGACGTGTACTGGTACGCCAACCGCAAGCACCGCCTTGCGCGTGCTTGGGTATGAGACCCCCTGAGAAGAAGCGGATGCCAACTTCTGGCAACCAGACTTGTGCAGCGTGTACTGCTTGGTCTCGCTGTTGAATACCAGTTTCACCGTTCCGTTCATCTTTTACTCCTCAGCAGCCCCGCCAATCTGGTCGGTTCCTCGCTGCTGTCACGATGGTAGAGCGTGATGTCACGGCTTGTCAAGGGGTAGCCTCCCAGACTGGAGGAGGTCAGTCTGGGAGGTCGCTGGCTGGGCCAGCGTAGTCATCGTCCTCGTCTTCGAGCAGGTCCAAGATCACTTCCAGGCACGCTCGGCAGATGCCGTAGGACAGGACTGCAGAATAGCCGACCGTGAGGCTGACCTCCTGTTCGGCAAACTTCCACACCCTGGCTTTCTCCCCACACGGCGTGCAGGTACCGATCAGGTCTGGGAGTGGCGCTGGCGGGCCACTCAAGAACGGCATCAGCGCAGGCGGATTAGGTACTCAGCCGAGACCTCTCCGTCGCCGTCAAAGAACATCAGCCATTGACCTGGCTCACCTGATGCGCCAACGACTTCCTGCGCGAAGCGGTTGCTGGACTCAAGGCTCGGTGAGCACCACGTGGTGATCTTGCCGTCAGCCAAGACGAGTCGCGCCGGCTGATGCCAGTGTCCGAACCAGAGGTAGTCAAACGGCGCGACGCTCAAGCGCCAGCCGCTCGCCTTCTTTGCAACGCCGTACCACGGCATCCCAAGCCCACCTCTGAACTGGTCGCCGTGGACGATCATCCCGATCTTGCCGCCTGGCAAGTCGAGCGTGTCGTACCAGTGCCGACCGCCAACGGTGAGGCTCTCCTTCCAACTCACGCGCTTCTCGCTCAGCACGAGTGAGCGCGCAATGTTGTAGAGGATCGCGTCGCTGTTGCTTTCTGGCGAGTGATCCGAGTAGCGTCCCAAGCGTCCGTGATTGCCGATTGCGCCGTAGACCTCCACCTGCGGGAAGAGTGCGGCCATCGCTCTGACGAACTGCGCCAGCATCTCCGCGCCTCGAAAGATTTGGACGTACAGACCGCCAGCCTCAACTTCGTAGGCTTGCCCTGGGAAGATGTTGCCGTCTGACTCCACGAGGTCGCCAGTGAGCAAAATCTTCACCGTGTCCACTGGGTGATCTTTGCGCTGAATCTCTACGACGCGCTTGACCTTCTCGGCGAGCAACTGCAGCCGCTTTGCCGCAGTGTCAATGTCGTAGTCCACGCTCTTCTTGCCGAGTTGCCAGTCGCTCAGTTGCACAACGGCAACCTCGCGCTTGCCCTTGCGCTTATCTGGCTTCGGTGCAGGCACGGCTGGAATCTTCATCCCGACCGCCGCATCCTTCGCCGCGCGGTAGACCGCCTCCACGAGTTCTTCGGTCTGTTGATCTTTCTTCGCAAGTGCGCGCAACGCACGCCGGTGCGCCGACTTTAGTTCGTTGAGTTCGTCCTCGCGCTGGAACTCGATCAGGTCTTCTGGCATTTGCAGTCTCCTCTCCTGTGTCGCTGGATGTTCTGCTGCGCCCAGTGCTGGTTGCGAATCTCGCACCACTTCTGGATTGCCTTTGCCGTGATCTTCGCGGCTGCGAGCGCCTTGTCCAGCGATTGCCGGTCAGCGTCGCTTATCTCAAGCAACTGATAGCCGCAGAGTGGCCCTTTGTAGCCACCCTGCAGCGTCAGGAACTCGTCTAACTCCTCCATTGCGACCTCCTACTTCGGCGCGACTACACGCCGCTCTGCCGAGAGTGAAGCCTCCTCAGGCTTGTGTCAAGACCTTACTTCTTGCCGCCGATGCCGTAGTCGCTCTGGCTTGGGTCGAGCGCCTTGACCAGTACGGCCAAGCCTGACGCCAGACCAGCCGACAGGACGGTTCGGAAGTCGCCGCCAGTGATGTCCAGCAGCGGGATGCCGAGTCCGAGTGCGACTGAGATTGAGACCGTCAGGAAGGTGCGAACTGCGTCAAGCACCATCTCGTCAAGTTTGCTCGCGTCAAGAATCTTCTGAACCTTGTTCATTGTCTTTCCTTTCACTTCTTCGTCACGATGACGATGTGGCTTGCAGGCGAGCCTGGCTTGCCTGAAGCGATTGCCTTGAGTTCAGCCTCCGTGACCGGCACGGCATACTGTTCCTTCGGTACACGCTCATCAAACGTAGGGTCGGCGAAGACCAACGTCTGCGCCTCTGAATCATAGCCCGCGCTGGTGAGGTGTCCGTACCCTGCGGCGATCACCTTCGGGTCCTTCTTCTGCCAGTAGGACGCCCAGTTGCGATGCCATTTTGACAGCGCCTGCTTTGGGTAGCCGATTGGTGCCTGCACCCAGACGATTAGTGCGGCGCCAGCCTTTGCAGCGGCAACCGCCTCGGCGAAGGTGTCCGCAGGCTTTGCCTTGCAGCCCAGTTCGCGGACGGTCTTCATCATCTCGCTCAGGCTTGAGCCGTTGTCGCTGACCCCCTGCTTCTCCTTGAAGCCGGTGGCGCGCTCCTTTGCCGCTACGCCGTCGGCTGCGCTGAAGTCAGGCGCGTAGCCGTTGACGAAGGCCGCAGCCGCAGCCGCGCTGGATGGTCCGCAGTCATCAAGCACAGCCCCGACCTTCTTCTGCGCCTCGGCGTCAGAATAGAGTTGCGACTTGATGCGGTACTTCATTCGCCGATCTCTTCCTTGATGTGGGCGGCAAGTGCGAGACCAGCCGTCTGCAAGTCGAGTGCAGCACTGATCGGGTGACCACAGGTGCAGCCCTCGCTGTAGTCGTTGCCATTGTCGCCACGCTTCCAGAGCGTGCCGCCGTAGGCGCTTGCATCGTCGTTCGGGACGAGCGCCACCCACTCGTCAGGCGCGGTGTCAATCCGCGTCCAGCCCTGCTCCTTGAGTTCCTTGATGTGATCTTCGGTTGTCATTCTTTCCACCTCCAGTATCCTGTCGCCACCCAGATGATTGTCATCAAGGCGAACAGCGTTGCCATTGTGCTCTGCGTCTGACCCTCTGGCAGTACGACCACTGCGAAGAGCAGACCGAGGATCGTCCACGATCCTCCGACCAGATCGTTGATGATGTTCCTAAGCACGGCGACCACCCTTTCGGCTTGGCGTATTTCCATTGCCTCCCGCTGGTCCGCCGCCACCAATGTTAGCAGCCGCTCGTGCGGCATTTGACGCTGCGGCAGCCACACTTGCAACTTGGCTGGCAATGATTGAGACGGCAACCGGCTGCGCTTCTT